TATTTGGATTTTCTATTGCGTTAACTAAAGCATCTTCGCCTATTGCTACAATTACATCGCTTACAAAATTAGTTTTAGGTTCTAATACCATACTATCTAATTCTTTTGTTTTATCGACTTCAGAAGTAGTAGTTGGAGTAGTTGCAAAAGTTCCAAATGAATCTACATTTGATGGTAAAACTAAATCCATGTTATAATTAAGACCAAAAACATTTGCAGGTTTAGTTTCTGTTTTCATAAGACCTTTTGATGTAGGTCTATCATCTCTTTCTGGGTCTTTGCCAGGAGCTACTATTGTGTAGTCTTTTTTTTCTTCATCTGGTGGAGGTTTCTTTTTAGGAACAATAGGGTCAGACTGATTATTATTATTATTATTGTTTTGATTTCTAAAATCATCTTGTATTTGTTTAGCTTGTCTACCTTTATCATCACCTGTTGTTTGCCCAGATAAATTTTTTATACCTGCAGACTTCATAGATTGTGCAGCTTGTTTATACGCACTAGTATCTGGCTTAGAGCCTAAGCCTTTACTTTCATATCTTTTACGTTGTGTACCATGCCCAGGTCTGTGTGGCATACTATCCTCCTAATGGATTTTTACTTTGTAATTTTATTTCTTCTATTTCTGCATCTTGCACTTCATTTTCTTTTAATGCAATAGCTATTTGTTTAGATAGTTCAGATACTAAACTTTCTAAAGTTTTAATAGTTTCATTAATAGGTGCTATAAAAGGTTGTATAATAAAAGGTTCTGGAATATCTAGCATAGCTATCTGCTCTTTTATTTTGCCTATTTCTTTAAATACTAGTGTTAAATCTGTAGGTAATATTTTATCATCTACCTTTTTAATTCTATCAATTAAATCTACTTTATATTCGTTTGCATACAATAAAGCATCATCAATCTTTGCTTCTAGTTCTTTATCTTTTTCTTTTAGTGGTGATAAGTTTACTGGAGGCGTAGCTTCAATTGCATCAAGTCTTGAATTAAACTGGCCCCACGTATAAAAACCCCCACCTATTGCACCTATAACTCCTATCAGTGCCGCATATGTACTAAGTTTTTCAATTATTTTCATTCTTCATAGCCTCCAACTCTAATTTTAATTTATTAGTTTTGCTCTGTGCTTTTTGTAGTTGTACCTTGTGTACTTCTACAGGGTCATTCTGTGTGTAACTTGCAAGAGTCACACTACTATAAATCTCTTTATTATAGACGCCTAAATCTAACTGATTAAATAAATCTAAGTTTTGATTGTTGTATATATCTTTTGATTTATAAAATTGTGTTTTATTGTAGGCGTCTAATGTATTGTTCTTAAAAAACAAATCTTCTTTTGTTAAGTTTTGAGTCGCTTCTTTTGTAACTTTAGCTATTTGTTTAGCTATATTTTTTAAATTCTTCTTTAATTTATTTTCGGTATTTCTAACATCTGCAACAACCCCGTCTTTGGTGTCCATTTTTTCCGACTGTATATCTTCTTGCTCTCCACTATCTTCTGTTGATACTTCGGACTCCTCAGATTCTGTGCTATCGGGTTCTTCTTCTTCTGTTGTTTTGTTTGTTGCAACTTCTTTCTCCTCTTCTACTGGTTCTGACTCAGTAACTTCCTCCACTGTTTCTGTTTCATTTTCTTCAACCTCAGAAATGCTTTCTTCCTCCGTTGAGATATCTTCCAATGGCTCCTCAAACTCTTCAAAAGATTCTTCAGTAAGTTCATCATCGAACTCCTCCTCAGTTATCTCTTCAAAAAATTCTTCGGCAGTTATGCCTTCGTCTTCAAGAAACTCCATGAACTCTTCTTCCATGCCAGTCTCTTCTAAAAATTCAGTAAAATCCTCCTCAAATTCTTCTGTGAATATTTCTTCTGTTACCATCATTGGTTCAGAAAATTCTTCTTCAAAAAATACCTCTTCCATAGTAGGCATTTCTTCAAAAACCTCCATATCAAATTCTTCTATTGGAGGTAGTTCATCTATGTAAACTGTTTCAATATCTTCAAAATAAAATGAATCATCAAATGTAAACTCATCTTCAAATACTATTTCTTCTTCTATTGGTATCTCATATATAGGCAAGTCGTCAGTATACCAATCAAAATCTTCTGGGATGTCTTCTATTATATCTACTATATCTGTATCAATATCGTCTATAATATCTTGTGTATCTTCATTGATAGGCGGTATATCTTGATACGATATATTTAATGTAACATTATCTACATCTGGCCCACGATGATAGTTATCATAAGTTGTGCCTGCAGTTTCATTATACAGCTCTGCCCTAATTGTAATATCTGTTTGTGTATTAGAGCCTTGAATATAAACATTTGTGTAGTTTGTAAACGTACCCTCATTAAAATTTCTATTAGGGTCATGGTCATTTATTTCTCTAACTTGTGTAGA